CAAAGTCTTAGTACATGAACTTCCTAAGAAGACTACGCAGAACAGGTGATATAACAACAATACGAAACCCAAACGCTGGACCAAAACCATCACCAAAACACGACTACAAAAAACATCCACGATATTACAGTTACAACCACCATATCAACCGGTGGACTGTGACTTATAAAAGCAGGTATTATGCTTGTTTTCGTAAGAGAGAACAAGCCGAGTGTTTTGTGGAGTTGATGAAGGAGTGTAACTGGGATAAATCCCGTAAAGATGAATTAAGACAAAAAGTATTAAAATGGAGTGAAAAAGCATGACTAAAAAGGATAAAGTAACTGTTGATGATATTATTGGAATTGTGAAATGTGAACAGACTGATAGTGTTGAGGAAGTCCGTAAACTTCGTGGAAGAAAAAATGAACGATTTATGATTGATGATGCAGGTACTCTTGTGGATATGGTGACAAGGAACACTTATGATTATGTATCAGAAGTATTACCATTGTTGAATGAGCAAAATAATGCCATCAATGAGTTAATAAACTCTGAAAAGTACTGGGAAAAGAAAGCAACACAAAGAATAAACGAAATTACAAAGGAGAACGAGCAGTTAAAGAATTTCATACGAAAAGAATTTCCAAAATCATATAAACATATTTTAGAGGGATTTGAATGACTGAAAAACGATTTATCTATGATGCTGAACAAGTAGCAATACTGAAAAATGGTGAATTTTGGTTGGAAGGTGCAATTGCTACTGCTTGTAATCATTCAGAAATTTGTAATGAATTAAATAAACTTGTAGATGAGAATGAGCAGTTAAAAGCACAATTATACTGCGATTCTAACGAAGGAGTATGTATTATTTGTAAACATCACTATGTGGAAAAAACGAACATGTTTTATATCTCAAAATGTGAAAAAGGACACGAAAAATGCTCAAAGGAAAGTGTAAGACATTGTGAAGATTTTAAATTAAAGTAGTTGATGGTGATGATTGAATGACTGAAAATAAACGATTATGGAATATCATGTGTTATTGTAGTGATGAAATTGAAGCAGAAAATAAAGATGAAGCATATACAATATTCTGTAAAAAACACAATTTTAAAGAAGAAGATGCACAATTTGTAAGTTATAGTAGAGTAAAGGTGATTAAATGACTGAAAATAAACGATTTAGATTAGGATATGTTTGTGGAGATTATGGATTAATCGATAATGACGATTGGATTGATTTGCATTCAATGTCTGAAAATTCTGAAAAGAATGTACAAATCTGTATAAACAAAATGAATGAGTTAGCAGAGGAGAATGAGCAGTTAAAAAAGGAATTAGAATCTTTTAAACCAATTATTTTTGAGAGTGATGGGAAACCAGTTACATTATACAAAAAAGGTGATGTGGAATGACTTTTGGGATAATTTGGGATAGTATAGGGTCTGATATTGATGTTGCTATTTGTAATTACACAACAAATGAAAATATATGGATTATTGAAAATGGTAAACCTCAATTAATGGCAATACAAAAAGTAGTAGGACTATTGAATAAAGGGGATGTGGAATGACTGAAAAAAGATTTTATATTGTTAAAGATGAATGCGACAGATTAGTTGCAGTATTTGTGGATAAAGATGATTGTTTGAATTTTATTGAGCCACCATTATATTATGCTGAAGTGGTGGTTTAAATGACTGAAAATAAAAGATTTATAGTTGATGATGCAGGAACATTGATTGATATGGTTACAAGAGAAAATTTTGATATAGTTGAAGAAGTTGTAGATATCTTGAACAATTATGAAGATACTTGTTTACGATATGAAAAAACAATTGCCGAACTAAAAAAAGGAACTTATGAAGAACCATTGCCCATAACTCAAAGGAAGTGAAAGAATGACTGAATGTAATGCTATTATTGAAGCGAATAACGAAATCGATAAGTTAAAAAGAGAAAATGAAAAATTAAATGCCTTATGTGTTGAATATGGTTTTGAGATGGGAAGATTGGAAGAAGAGAATGAGCAGTTAAAAAATGAAATTGAAAAATTATCTTATGCTAATGAAGATTTACTTGAAGAAAAAAGAATTTGGAAACAAATGTCAGATGAAAATGAAATGATACGAAACACTATCAATGAAATGTACAAAAACGAAAGAACCGAATTAGGCAAATCAGTATTAAAACAATTAATAGAGGCAATACAATGACTGATAATGATACTAAACGATTATTACTAATTATTGCAAAAGAACTAATGGTAATTGGTGGAAATAAAAACTTAAAAATAGATGATTTATGGTTTATAAACGATTTAGAAAAAAGATTAGAACATAAAAAAGATGATATTGCTTACACATTGGAGGATTTAGAATGACTGAATGGTTAAGAAACGGAGCAAGAGTATACAGCAAAGGCGAAGGCAAATCATACAACTGCATAAACATCGCAACAGCAAAACAACTACACGAAACACTAACAACATATGAAAAAACCTACACTCTCAACAGAAACATTGAGGAACAATACGACCGAATTACAAAACAAATAATACAACTAAAACTATCAATAGGTACACTAACAGAAGAAATCAACACACTACACGAGGCAATAACATGCTTAAAATCACAATAGACTCAAGAGAACAAAACAGAATACAATCCGCAACAGAATACTATGAGTCACAAGGATACCAAGTCAAGGTTTCACAGGAACAAACCGGAGACTACATCTTCAATGATCAAGTAGTAATGGAATTCAAGACCTGGTCCGATTTCATGGCCAGTATCACCGACGGTAGACTATGGAACGAAAGTCAAAAACAAATGGAAAACTACGAAATACATTTCATAGTGCTACATGGAACTAATAGAGATTATAAAGAAGCATTTCAACACAACGGCCTAGAAGAAAAACACATAACCGGAGCAATCGCCCGATTATTAACATATACAAAGATAATAAGAGGCACAGGAACATTAACTGATACTTTTGAACTAATGAAAGTAACTGCTGAAAAATGCCTGGATGACAAAACATTATGCCGACAATTCGGAACCAAAAGTGTAAATCCAGCATTCAATTTCTTAGCATACTGTGTAGATGACATCAAAGGCGAAAGAGCCAAAAGCATAGTAAATTTCCTACACTTAAACACACTTGAAGATTTAATGAAACTAGACAAAGATAAATTAACAAGTGTTCCAGGAATAGGAGACGTACTAGCAAATAGAATATTAACTGCAATACAATGATAGTGAAAAGCATACAAACCAAATATAGAACAGTAACCGAAAAAAACGGATGGTACTACATCAGCAGTAATGAGCATGGACACCGTGGGAAAGCTTTACACAGGGTAATATATGAAGATTATCACAAATGCACATTATTACCCTGGGCAAACATTCACCACAGGAATTTCAATAAGCATGACAACCGAATTGAAAATCTTGAATTATTATCTGCAAGTGAACATCAGAAAATACACAAAGCAATATACCGTCCAAACAAAGAACACCGGAAAGCAATCAGTAATGGATTAAAAGGCCGTCGATTAAGTGTAATTCACAGAGTAAATCTTAGAAGGAGTAAGAAAAAGTGACTGAAATCAACCAATTAATAAACAAATACTATAAAAACGATGGGTTAAACAATACTGGACACAACCGCAGAGTAAAAGGCGAAATGACAAGTAAAAAATACTATAATGATGAAAGACAAGAAGCCAGTAAACAAAACAAACACTTAATACTGGACCAATTATTAAACGAAATACCATTCCGATTAAACCAGAAACAGGTTCTGCAAATTCGTAGATGGATTGATTTATTTAACAAAGACTGGAAAGAATTTCATCGCCAAGCAAGTAATGAAACAATCATATTATCATTAATATTAATCCAACATAAACAAGCCAATCCACGAATCAAACCGGAGAAATATAGTATAAGTCACAAACATCGATTAACACTCTCAACATTCACATTAATACAAAACAGATTAATATTCCTACAAATGAAACACACACCATTAACATATACCTTATCTGAACGATATGACCATGAACTATTAAATAAAAACAACGGAGAATAGGTGGCTCCAGTAATGACAAATAGTATAATAAGGAAGGATAAAAAAATCACAAATGAAAAATACTGGGATATGACTAGTGAAGAGATCCAACAGGAACTCCGACTACAATACCTCAACACATTTGTGAAACCTACATCAAATTATTGTCCTGAATGTAGACATGAATTAAATGTTACTGAGGATGAGGATGAAACATTTTGCAATCATTGTGGATTAATTGTATCTATGAGTATTGAATATGTTGGTGTAGAAAAGATTGACCTTCCTTATGGTAGACATTAAAAGAAAAAAATATTATTTTATTGGAATATTTGTTACTTTAAAAAAGGGTTCGGATTTTTAGATTTAATAAAAACATATATACTTTCATATTAGCTTGTTAGACTTTAACTATACAAAACGTCATTTAAAACACGTCTCTTTGCGAATTTCGATTCTTTTAAACGTAGGACAAAAAACATATTTTCTGTTACAATTTGGAATTTTCTTTTTATGCTTGATTTCATAAAAACTTTTAAAATCTTTTCAAACAAATCACTTCTAAATAAATTTTTTTACGGGTTATTAAAAACAACTTCCTTCTTTTTTAATTCAACAAGATAATTTCCCAAAAAAAATATATTATTTTATTTTTCTTTTTAATGTCTACTGACCTCCCTTTCATTTTTTATGCTATGGAAAACATAGCCAATTCAATTCTATTATAAAAACATTATCAAAGAATGATAGCTCAAATTGGTGTTACTTTATGGGGTTCGAAACCCCACCATAGCATTTATATTAATTCAATTTTTTTTTAGGTGATTTAATTATGGAAACTAATAATATTTCAACAATAGCAACTTTCGCTGCAATCTGCCTTACTACAATCATGGCCTATTTTGGTTACACTGTTGATCAAGCACAAGCAACAACAGTAATCATGGGAGTAATAACATTAATAATTGCAATCTGGTCAAGTAAAAATCCAAATACATTTAAATGTCTTGGTAATGATGTCAGACCACCGTATGACATTAATGATGACCAAGTATTGAATGACGAATACGAATGTGATGACGATGCCTGTTAATGAAACTCAATGCATTCAACATGAAGAGCAGATACATGAAAATTCAAAGAAAATATCTGAACTAGAAACCAGGGCAGATTATAAAGATAAAAGAATTGATGAAATAGATAAGAAAATGGATAAAATAGATAGTAAAATTGATAATTTAACAGATACAGTAAATAAAGTAATGCTAAACAGTATTAGAGATGATAACAACTTAAATCAAAGAGTAACTACGTTAGAAACAACAATCAAAACTCAAGAAGATACTATTAATCAATTTGAAGAAAAACAACGTAAACAAAGAGACGAAGACAGTGCAAAAACAACCCAATACATGGCAGTTATTGGAACCGTAATAGGAGTTTTAAGTTTTATCTTCGCATATGTATTAAAGTGATTACTTATGAATGTTGAAACTGTAAAAATATCTGAATTAATCTCACAGGAATACAATCCAAGACACATAACACCGGAAGCAATGGAATCACTAAAACAATCCCTAGATGAATTCGGATACATATCACCAGTAATAGTAAACAAACATAACAATCACATACTAGCTGGAAACCAAAGAATCACAGCATTAAAACAACTAGGATACAATGAAATAGATGTAATATACATCAACGAACCTGACATCAACCGTGAAAAAGCACTAAACATCAGATTAAATAACAACAGTGGAGACTGGGATATAGGAAAACTAGACACCATATTCCAAGACCTAGAACTAACAGGATTCGATTTAACATTAACAGGATTTGAAACTGACAATTTACAACCATTCGAAACTGAATCTGAAATTGATAATGATGCTGTTGAAATTCCAGTATCTGAAACATTAACATCTGATTTGAATACTGGTTTGAAACCAGAAACTAATACTAAACCAGTTGTGGAACCTGAAACTACTAATACTGAAACTGAAATTACTCTTAAGAAATGCCCATACTGTGGACATGTAATTGAATAAAACTTATTTTTTTAAAAGCTATTCTCATGTGATATTATGTGATATTATGTGATGTTTATAGGAGTTTAGACAATGGAAGAACCAACATATGACTACGATTGGAGAAATCCTATTACTGTTTCTAATCCTAATAATAAAAGTGGAATATCTGTTGAAAATGGTTCTTTTGAATGGTTTAAACATTGGTTAAATGACAATTGCAATTATAAACAAATAGCTGAACATTTTAATACTTCAGAAAGTGCTGTACAGAATATAGCTAGTTTATTTAAGTGGAAAGAACGTAGGAAAAACAAAGAACACTACGAATCATGGAAACGAGAACAACTAACTGAAAAAAGATACACTGAACTTTTAGAAAGAGCATACAAAGACAAAATCAAAGAATGGGATATTCAAGAAACATTAGTCACAGTAGCATTAATCAAAGCAGGAATAATAGCTAATGCCAATAATATACAAATTCCTGAAGATGAAATACCATTCAAAGATTTAGCTAGAGTAATACAAAACGGCCCAAAAGCAACCGGCCAAATACTAGACGATCTATACAGAGCATTAGGCAAACCACCAAAAATTAACGATAACCAAAATCATAAAATCGATGCTGACATCGAAGTCAGTACTAGATTCAAAAAAATATTCAACCAGGACCGATTAAATGAGCGCTACAAAAAGTGACTTAGTAAACCAAATACCCGATGACATACTAAGCCAAATGTGCAAACCATTATACGAATTCTACTACAACTTCATAGCTATTGACTATGCAGAGGAAGTAGACGGACACCATTTGCAGGTACTGGCTGAAAAACTGGAGCAGGTTACACAAGGAGACATCAGGAACTTATGTGTAGCAATGCCTCCAAGACACAGCAAATCTAGTATGGTGACATTAGCATATCCCATATGGTTACTATCACAAAACCATGACTTAAGAATACTAATCATAAATGCAACCGGAACACTATCCGAAAACTTTGGAATACGATTAAGAGATTTCATCCAAGACTACGGAGCATTATTCGGATTATACTTATCAAATGTAAAACATGCAAAAGACCATCTTAAATTCGAAAACGAAAAAGGCGAACTATTACAAGGTCAGATACTATTAGCCGGAGCAGACAGCCAAATAAGCGGTCAAGATGCAGACTACATAATCATTGATGACCCATATGACGGTTTCAAAGATTTAACACCAACATTACTTAAAAAGAAAATAAACTGGTTTAAATCAAAAATAATCCAACGTAGAGAACCTGAAAGCCGAATGATAATATTACATACACGTTGGCATACTCAAGATTTACAAGGATACTTAAAAGAAAACTCACAGGATAAATACACATTCCTAGAATTTGCAGCTATTGATGATGACGGAATTCCATTATGGCCTGAACGGTATAGTATAAAATTTTTATTAGGCCAATTAGAAGAGATGGGTGAAAGATTATTCAGTAGCATTTATCAGCAAAAGCCGTTAGATGAAACTGGAGACTTTTTTAACTTAGATAATATTTACTTTGATGATTTATTTGACCATAAAACCCAGTATACAATGTATAGTGTTAGGAGCTGGGATTTAGCATACAGTCCTGAAGACGGTGATAAAAACGATAGTACTGCTGGAATATTAATGCATAAAGTAAACGATGATTATTATGTAATCAACGATTTACAATATGGACAGTATGGTGATGACCTTAAAAAACATTTAAAACATACTGCCAAACAAGACACTGCTAATATACCAATATTAATTGAAACTGGTACCAAAGGTGGTGCAGCCAAATTCTTATACAATGAATATGATGAATTCCTTGAAGGATACCGCACCAGTCAATCAGAACCAATCGGTAGTAAAGTAGACCGTGCAACACCATTCAAAGATGCAATCAATGATGGTAAAATCCACATAGCTATTGTTAATGATAAAATGAGAGGAAAACTAATTGAACAATTAAAATCATTCCCTTTAGGAACTCATGACGATATTATAGATGCAATCTCTTATGCTTATAATGAATTAAAAGATAAAAAAGATTCCAGTAGCTTATATTCTACTGGTACTACTAGAAAAAGAAGGAGGAACTAAAATTGAGTAGACTAAGTAGAATAAAAGCAGCTACCAGTAACATAGTATCAAAATTCACACGCAAACAATCCTACAACAGTGGAGACGATAACATAACTGCCAGTACTGGTGGAAGATATAATAGCTACACCAGACTAGCACACAGACAAACTAACAATCTCAGTTATAAACAATACAGAGACATAATGAAAGACCCACAAGTCAAAGTAGGATTGGAAATACTAAAATATTTCTTAATAAGTAAAAATTATGTCCTGACAAGTGACAGTGACGATGAAATAAGTATTGAAATAACTGACTTCATACAGGAATCACTTGACAATATGGAAACACCATTCAGAGATGTAATCAAAAACATACTAACAGCAATACGATATGGTTACAGTGTTCAGGAAAAAGTATACACCATGAATACTGACAACCGCATTACAATCAAAGGATTATACCCACTACATATTAAAACATTACAAAACGACCCATTCATTCGAGATAAAACCGGTGAGTTAACTGGAATACATCAAGAATCAATGTATGGTACAGTAGACATTCCAATAGACAAATGCCTATTATATAGCTTCGATAAAGAATTCGATGAGATAGAAGGAAATTCAATATTAAATGAAGTTAAACCAATCTCCGAAGATAAAGAAGACATCAAAGACTGGTTAATGACATTCCTGAATAAAAACGAATCACCAACAACATATGCAAAAACAGATGATCCAACTCATGCACCTATAATTCAAGATGCCCTGGACAATGTGGCAGCTGGAGCTACCAATATAGTAGTTGGAACAAATGATGACCTTGGAATATTAGAATCCAATCACCGTGGAGAGGCATACTTTACTACTTTAAACTATAATGACAATCAAATATTCCGTAGAATGTTCCTAGGAAGTTTATTATTAGGTAGTGGAGACCAAACAGGAAGTTATGCTCAATCATATACTCAAGAAAACATACTATTCCAAATCATGGATGGAATATTAACAGATGTTGCACAAATAATTCAAAGAACTGTTGTTAATGAATTAACCAGTATGAATTTCGGATTATCCGCAAAAGCACCATCATTCAGCTTTGAAAAATTTACAAAAAAAGATGTATTGAAATTATTAGAAATTGTCAAAGGATTCATAGACAATGGAAGTTTCGATAGTGATAATCAAAGTTTCAAAGAATTACTAGGTGCAGCTTTCCTAACCGAAGCAGATATTAAATTGGATTTGGATAATGTAACTGATACTACTCAAACTTTAAATGATGAAACTAATTTTGATTATCAACCACCATTGCCTGGTGAATCGGAAGCTAATGACCTAATTAATGAGCAATTAGAAGGCATAGTATAATGGCTATTAGAACCAAAGAAAAACAATTGAATAGGCCGGCTAACTGGAAAAAACAAATCAATCCTAATACAAAACGCATGAAAGCATTAATGCGTGATGTAAGAGGAAATGTTGTAAGATTAACCAGGAACTGCCGTGACCTGGAGGAATGGTCTGAAAAGTTAGCACCATACACTGCCAGTAATTGTTTCGTAACAGGTATTCATGCAGACAAGGCACGTGAAATTGTTAACATGATAGCTGATGTTGTAACTCAAACAAGTCTGCCTAGTGGTGCAAATGCTGAAATCGTAAAAGGTACAATGGCCGAAGCATGCATGACATTAATCACAAATGTCGGTGATGACATTAAAACCGAATTACAAAGAATAGCTGTTGAATCATATAATAATCGATTGGCACCACAGGAAACTGCTAAGGTGATAGGTGAAAAAATAGATAGCTTAAGTAAAACCCGTTGTCAAGCTATTGCACGTACCGAAACATGCAGAGCCGCCAACATAGCAAATTATTTGAATGCTAAAAAAATGGGTGCAAGGTCATATAGTGTAATTTGTAATGAAGGAGCATGTGAATACTGTCTAGATGAATACGGAGACAATGAAGATACAATCTATGATATAAACGATACTGAAAACTTACCACCATTACATCCCAATTGCAGATGCACTCCATACTGGCGAATGGACACTGTCGAACCTGAAACTAATACCGAGGAATGATTAGATCATGTTAGAAGATACGAATATTTGGACTACTGGACCTATGAATTTATGGGTTAATAATGAACCTGCAAAAGTCTATGTTCCAGAAACTAATGTTAAATCAACTTATGAAATTTTACAATCAAGATTATCAAAGCAAGGTAGTATTCCTATTGGAATAGACCACCTTGCAGATAATATAATAGAAACTAATCCCATATTAGCGAAATTAAATTTACTTGATGTAGGTGAGATTACCAAAATCAAGTATGCCGATGACACAATCAGTATTGTAGAGGCCGAATTAACCAATCCACTCATTAAACAATTATATGAAAATGGTGAGTTGGATATGGTAAGTATCGTGGCAAATTCAACAACTAGTGAATGCCCAAAAGATTACGATTACATCGTAGACACAACAGACATCACTAGAGTTGATATTGTAGAAAAGGGTGCATGCCCAACATGCAGTATACCAAAACCTAGTGATGGTACTGTAGTCTATGCTAGATACTCAATACAACAAAAAATGGAGGATAATATAATGGCTGAAGAATTAACCATGGAAGCAATCACTGAAGCTATTGATAAAGCTTTAGAAGAAAAATTAGCTCCAATCAACGAAAGGTTAGATACCATCGAAGAAGCAGTGGAAATCGAAGAAACCAAACCAGAAGACAAAGGAGATAAAAAAGAATCTGAAGAAGTAAAAGCAATGAAAGCAAAAATTGCAGAATTACAAAAAGAAACTGCAACCGCAAAAGTAGATAACCTCATTGCAGCAGGTAAAATCTTACCAGCACAAAAAGATTCCGCAGTAAGCTTATGTGCAAGTGATGCTGCACAATTCGATGAAATGTACAAAGACGCACCAGTAATTGTAGACCTCGATGATAGAGTAGGTTTAAAAGCTGGAAACAGTGGTGACGGTAACAAACCAGAACCAACTGAAGATGAAAAATTAATAGCAAACGTAAACGCTTATTTCAATAAAGGAGAATAGATAACATGGCAAAATATAACGTAGGAAGTTTCGGCGTAACCCACGCATTCCCTGTAAAAGAAGGAGCATTAACAATAGCTACTACTCAAGGAGTAGGTGGGGAAATCAAAAGACCATCATTAGCAACCCCTGTTACTAAAGGCATGGGATTAAAAATAGCTGGTGACTTATTATTCGAACCAGTCGCAGCAGGCGACACCCCTATTGGATTTGCAGCAGCAGACCCAAATGACTGGACTACCGAACCAACTCAAAATGCAGCTGACGGAGCATATCCTAGAAGAGATTGCAGTATTGAATTCAGAGGAGTTAAAATATTAACCGTACCTCTCGAAGCTGCAAACACAGCAGTAACTGCTGGAGACTACATTAAAGTAGGAGCAACTACTATCGGTTGTTATGATAAAGGAGCTGCAAACAACCACATAGCTATTGCATTAGAAGGTGCATCCGCTAACAGTGGAGACAGTATCGCAGTATTATTCTTATAAAAAAACAATTAATGGAGGATTAAGATAGAATGCAAACTTTACCAAAAGATTTCTTCTTAAGAGAACATAACAAAGAATTCTATGTTCAAGAGCAAATCTACAAAAAATTAAGATTCTTAAACAAATTACCAATGGTACAAAACGAAACCGGTGAATTCACAACTTACATCACTGATGCAAATCCTGATGACATAACTGGCGAACCTGTAACTATTGCTGAAGGTGTTGAATTCAACGAAATTGATTTCGGAAAACCATCCGAAAAAAGAGGTGCAACCGTTGCAAAAGGTTTCATGTTCAAATGGACCGATAAAATGAAAAGACAAGGTAGGTTAAATGCTAACTTACAAATCTTTTTATCCAAAGCAGTAGGTTCTCTTGTTAATTTCTACGATAAACAATACCTCAACCAATACATCGCAGGTGCAGAAGCAACTGCACCAACAGGATTATCCAACTGGGGTAATGCTAGTAAAATTGACCCTATTAAAGACGAAATTTTAATCTGCGATGCTATGAGTGAAGGTGGAGACAGTGGCTTTGAAGCAACTACTGTATTCTTATCACGTGCAGATTACCTTGCAAGACAAGTATACCTTAAATCATTCAGTGGTAAAATCGAAAACGAATTAGAATACGTTCCAATGGGTAGTGCATTAGCAACTGGCGATGCTGTTGTTGTAGATGAATCCATTCCAGTAGCTACCATTGAAAAATACGCATCTGAAGATTATTCCACAGTAAGGAAATCTGAATTAGCAGCTGAAAAAGCTGGTACTATTGATGAATTACAAGTGCCTGAATCTTTTGTTAACATTTGGGAACCTGAAATGAAAAAACCAGGAGTTCATGAAGTATTCTTATGGGCTGAATCCAATGTTAATGTAGTTGAAGGCAAAGGTATTATGACTGTTAAATTAGATGGATCATAAACACAGTATCCATCTAAATTTTTTTTTAAAGGGATGATAAATTATGCCTGATGATGAAATTGGTTATGCTGAAGCTCAAAGGTATCCTGGTGGAATTGAAAAGTTTCTATTCGATAAAGTTATTGCATTAGAAACTGACGGTTATGATGATACTGAAGTGAAAGCAAGTATTAAAGCATTGGAAGATGAAATAGGGTCTGATGATGAGGCCACTACTATTAAAGGTAGAATTAAAGCATTAGAAGATGCTTAAAAATTTAAAATTTAGTTTTTATATGAATTATTTTTATATTTTTTTTTCTTTTTTTTTTTGGTGGAATAATTTATGACAGCAATATATGCTAGTCAGGCTGATGTTGAACCTTACACTACTTTTATTTCTGATAATCCAAGTGATGAGTTACTGGGAAATGCATTAACAAAAGCTGATGGATGGATTAATGACAGGTTGAATAGTAGGCGTTTACCTACATTCACTATTGATAGTGATGACATTCCTGATTCATTAAGAGATGCAGCAGCATATTATGCTATTAGTGATATTGTCCTGGTGTTATACCAGGGCGAAGATATGTTAACTCAATATGACATTTGGTTCCAAAAAGCAGAAAGAAGATTAGATGATTATGTTCAATATCAAACTGATTTATTAGCGAATACGGAATTAAAGGATAAAAATCCTTGCCGTTGGAGTAAAACTCCAACATGGAACGAAATTAAAGGTAGGAAACATTAAATGTCAATGGAAGTATTAATTGATGATGATGCATTCACAAATGCTTTGCAGAGTAAAGCAGATAAGCTACCGGAAGAGTTGAAAAACCTTGTTAATACTGCTGCATTTGCAGTAGACCGTGAAGTTAAAGAAGCGGCTCCAGTGATTACTGGTAATTTGCAAGGTGCAACTAGTATTGATAACTTATCTGATTATCAAAAAAGAATTTTTGTTGATGAAGGAATCGCACCATACGCAATATATGTTATCAAAGGCACAAAACCTCATGACATATACCCTAAAGGTTTAGGAACATATCATGCTGGAAAGCAGTTAACTGCTGGTGCGGCGTTATGGTGGCCTGATGCTGAACATCCGGTCAAGGTTGTACACCATCCAGGTACTGAGGCTAATGATTATTTCAGTGCTGGTGTTGAAAATGCTCAGTCAGATATTGATGCTGCTGTTGAACAATTTAAATCATGGATTACAGAGTAGGTGAAAATAGTTATGGTTACAGCAACACAAAAGAATCAGTTAACCGGTGAATGGTTACAAAGTTTATTAATGAATCTAAAGGATAAGGATGATAAACCATATTTCAAGAAAGTATTATTGGGTTATGATGTGAATCAGATTAAAACCTTTGGTGATGGTGTATTGGCTACTTGTTATGTTACTGGTGCGGATTATCAGGAAACATTTGGAATCCATAACCGGCCAGTGTATATTAAATCAACAATAGCTTTCATTATTAAAGGGAATGATGAATCTAAATATCGGAAAGCAGTAGAGATTTATGATTTACTTCAAGAGAACCTTGAAACAAATCTTGAATGGCAAAAACTGATAGATGAAACAAATAATAAACGGATTGTTCGTGATACTGATGTAATCAACACTTATCTGACATTATCTCCTACCGGTAAAAGATTAGATATTCTAGGATTTTTTGAATTAAGACATCATGTATTCAAATAAAAAAAGAGAAAAAAAGATTTTATTATTTTAATAAAAATGGAGGATTTATAAAATGGCACGTTATTTCGGATACAGACCGGAAACCACCTTTGGACATGAAAACACTAGTGCAACTATTACATATCTAGAAATGGGAAAATGTACACTAGACGCTCCAAAATCTCCAAACTTAGATGTTCCAACTTTTGAAGAAACAGAAAGTAGAATCAAAAGAGGATTATACAGTCCAGAGGGCGAATTAGAAATCGCATTAGACATTCCAACAATGATTAACTTCTTATACATGTGTTTCGGTACACAAATAGTTACAGGTTCCATATACGAAATGTATCCATTAGCAGCAAGACAAGTGAAAAGTTTCACTGCTTATGTTGGTAAAGATGATGGGAACCCTAATGATTTCGAACACATATTTTACGGAAGTGTAATTAGTAAATTAAGCATTAAATTAACAGATGGATTAGCTACTGCAACAATGAGTCTTGTATGTCAAAAAGACGGCATTGCAAACTTAAAAACCGAATCAGAAATTGACATTGCAGACACATACCCATTAGCATTTTACGAAGCTCAAACCGCAATGGGCAGTACAGACCTTACAGCACGCACTACTAGTTTTGAATGGGAATTCAATAACAATGTATCAGCATCAAGTGGACAAGCATTCGGTTCAATGTTCCCTTATAGGTTACTAGCTTCCAGTAAAGATAGTACTGTTAAAACAGAAGTATTTTATGAAGGAAGAGATTTCCTTATAAAATTCTGGGGCAGTCAATCAGGACCAACCTGTAACACTACCTATGAAAATTATACTATTGACTTTGAAGATGAAATCGGAAATACTTTAAGAATCCATTTCCCAAAAATTGCAATTGACAGTGCAGAAGCACCAATTGAGGGCAGTGATGAAATCAAACAATCACTTGAATTAAAAGTCTTAAAAGGTAGAACTACATTACATGATGAATCTAATATCCGTACTAGTGTTTTAGCTACTGCGGAGTTAGCAGATGACGAACCATAAGAATAACTATATAATATATTAGTTATTCTTAATTTTTTTTTTAAACTTTTTTTAAAGATCATTAATTTTAAAGGTGAATTACTTATGTCAAATAATTTTGAAATGTTACAAAAATTATCAAGTGGAAAAAACCACATTGAAGAAATCAAGATTAACGGAGTTAAATTAAACATCAGGCCTTTATCTGATGGTGAATTAACTAAATTACAAGTTATTGAAAAGAAACCATATACTATGAACATGAAACTAAACAGTAAAGGTAAAAGAGGCGAAACTAATACCAATACTCAAGACATGGATGTAGGAATGGGTGAATTTACACAATCACAATCAGAAGCAATGTATACTGCGGTAGCATGGAGTTTATCAATCGATGATGATAAATTCACTGTGGATGATGTGAGAAACCTTGACAAAGGTGTTCCGGAACTTATTTTCAAGGAAGTTGTTAGAATATCCAAATTAAATGAATCAGATTTATCTGCTATTAAAAACTTTCGCAAATTCTAATGAAGGTTTAATCTTATATAATGTTCATAAAAACGGTGCAAGACTAGTAGATAAGTTATATGATGCTACAATGCACCAAAAATACTTTTTATTCCTAATGAGTGCTGAAGACATTAACTATCAAAACAGTATTGAAAATAAACTCATAGGAATCGCAAAAGGAGTAGGAATAGAATTCAAAGACAGTAGTAATAGTAGAAGACAATCTAATGATTTCCGTTCACGAATGAAAGAAAAACAAAGAAAAAGAAAAGAAAAGGAGACATAAAAAAATGGCAGATGCTGTGGAAATAATAATATCAGCAGTAGACCAAGCCAGCGAAATATTTCAAAGCATCATAGGTGCAGCTCAAGGTATGGCAGATGGAATCAGCGGAGCAGTTGAAGGAGCAGGTAGTGATTTCGATACCATAAGTGAAAATGTAGCAGGTTTCAGTGATGCAGTAGCCAACATTGATAGTAGCTCACTTGAAGAGTTAGCTGAATCATTAGGAATGGATACTGAGGAAGTTGAACGCTTAATTCAAACTGGTGCAGATATTGGAAGTATGTCTGCGGGATTCAATGAAGTTGCAAGTGCAGCTGATGACCTTGAACAGGAAATCCAAGATGACATTGACAAAATGGAAGAGTTAGGCAGCGCCGGAGATGTAATGGCAGCACAAACTTTTATGGACATGGCAAACACTATGAAAGATAGTATGTTAGGCATGGCCGACAGTGCAGGTACATTCAACGATAGTATCATGAGAGCTGGTCTCGAAGCTGAAGGTGCTGGAGTATCAGTAGAAACTATGAAAAATGTTGTTAGTGACTTATCTGAAACTACAGGAAGAGCCGGTAGTCAAATCAGAGAATCATTTATCAAAGCAACAGCACGTGGCGTAACTGACATGGGTAGTTTTCAAAAAATGATGGAAGGTGCCGGCGCTCAAGCAACATTATTCGGTACTGATATTCAAAGCATGGGGGATAAATTCAGTGGATTAGCTATGAAAGATACTTTAATGCAAAAAACATTAGCCGAAACTGGTATCACTATGGGTGAGTTGGCTACAGCTATGGGAATGACTGGTGCAACTGCTGATGAAGTTAAAGCAAAATGGAAAGAATTAGATGCGAATCAAAGAGCTGCAATATTAGGTACTGCTGCAAGTATGAATGAAGGTAAAAATGCAAATGATAATTATAAAACATCATGGGCAGGATTGCAAGAGCAAATGAATGTTGCTAAAGGAAGACTTGAAAGAATAGCTGGTGAGGTATTATTACCAGTATTAGTTCCAGCAATGCAAATAGCTACTGACATATTGCAAGGTTTAGGTGATGTGATTTCAGGTGTAATGAGCGGACCATTAGGCGGTTTCGTTTCAATACTTGGTGCTCTCGGTGGAGCATTCATGATAGGAGTTACAGGTGCCGCAGCATTAAGAAATATCCTAGGATTCTTAAAACTAGAAGCAGTATTTGCAGCTATTGAAACAACGGCATTAGCTGTTGCAGAAGTATTGCAAGGAGAGGCCAGTATTACATCGGCAGCTGCAAACCTCATAGGTGCCAGCGGTTTTGGAGTATTAGCAACTGCTGCATGGAATGCTGCTCTTGCTGTATGGGCTGCATTAGCACCATTATTACCATACATAGCAATTGCTGTTGCAGTAGCAGTAGCAATATATGAAGTAGGTAAAGCTTTCGGTTGGTGGCATGACGTAGGTTCCATGATTGAAGCTATTGGAGCAGGTTTGCAAAAAATGTGGGATGCTTTCATTAATCATCCTGACGTTCAGGCAGCTATAAGTATGGTTTCAAATGCATTATCTACTCTTTGGAGTTGGATTCAACAAGCCGGTCAAGCTGTATTAGAATTTTTTGGTATTAATTCTGGTAGTAACTGGGATATTGTTAGTCAAATTATTAATACGGTAGGTCAAGCATGGGATACTTTGAAAGGAGCTATTGGTACTGTTATTGGTGTTATTCAAAATGTTATTGGATTTTTCCAACAACTCGCAAGTATAGATCCATTAGGTAAAATTATTGATGGTTGGAATATGCTACGTGGTGCTGTGAATGATGTTGTTTCCAGTATATTAGAATTTCTAGGCATTCATGTTGGCGGTGATTTCGATGTTATCAATACATTAATGCAAGGTTTAACTAGTTTATGGAATGCTTTATTACCAGCTATTCAAGCGGTTATTGGTATTGTTTCATCTGTAATCGGTGCATTTCAAGGTGTGTTGACTGGGCAGATGGATATTCAAACTGCAATATTGAGTATTTGGACTAGTTTATCTGCGAATTTACCGGTGATTTTTAGTGTTGTTTCTGGTATTGTTATGAGTTTTGCTGTAACGTTAGGTCAGTATGCTATTCAGGCTGGTGCGAATTTCTTACGTGGAATTGTTACTTATATTGGTCAGGTTCCAGGCCGTGTTTTCAACTACTTAGTTCAAACTAGGGCTAGGATTATTAGTCAGATGAATCAGTGGGTTAGTATTGCTAGGGCAAGAGCTACTAGTATGGTTAATGGTATTTTATCTCATATTCGTACTTTGCCTGGTAGGATTTATTCTGCTTTGGTTAGTGCAGTTTCAAGGATTGTGTCTGCGGGTACTCAATGGGTTAATGCTGCAAAGCAAAAAGCATCTGAAATTGTTAGTGGTGTTGGAAATGCATTATCTAATATATCAAGTACTATTAGTGGTGCGTTATCAGGTGTTGTCGAAGCTATTGTTAGTCCATTTCGTGAAGCCTACAATACTGCAAAGGGCATTTGGGATAGTATTGCTAATTTAGCAAGTAATGTTCCTCATGTTGGCGGTGGTGACGTACAATGGAATTACTATGGTGATGATGATATTACACAATTAATTAATGATAATAAAGAAGTGATAGTTCCTAGTACTGATTCCAATATGAATGTTGATGTTAACAATAATGTTACATTAGATTTCAAAAATGTTCCATCACATATTGATACAGATACTTTAATCACTGCGATGCAGGATAAGAAAGTATTGAAATCATTAACCAGTAATCCGGATTTCCAATCATTGGATGCTAATGTGAAAAACAAATTGAATTTGAAAGTTAATCGAGCAAGAGGTATATAAATTATGGTAGATAGATTAGAAATAATTCCTGGGGATGTAAGAGGGGGTGGAAACATCACCACCACAAAACAGGATTTTAAAAGAGATAATAATACTAATGTTTATCATACGAAGTTAACTGAGTCTAATACTTTTGTTAATGGTAAGCTTATGACTGTTTTCAGGTCTAGTAAGACTGATGGTTGGGATGTATCTTTTGATGCTCCACGTGTAGTTTGTCCTGGTGATACTGTTACTGTTAATTTTACTGCTTCACATCTTCATGCGGGAAGTAGTATTCATGATATTAGTGCTACTTTATTTTTAAGGAGTCTTGATGGTGAAACTGTTTTTTGGGAGGATACTTATAGTAGTTATAATCTTCCTACTTCTTTTACTGTTACTGTTCCTGAGGATTGTGATAGTGTTTGTGAATGGTTTCTTTTTATTTCTCATAGTGTGTATCAGAATGCTAGTTGTCATCGTAGTGTGATTGTTTCTTCTGATTTGGAGTTGGATTTTGATGTGTTCAGTGATAAATCAGTAGTGCAGACTGGGGAGATTGCTAATATTGTTGGTTTAGTAACTGGTAGTAGTGGTGAGTCGGTGATAGGTGTTCCTGGTCAAACAGTGAATTTTTATGAACAGTGGACTCCTGGTCTACGAGTGTCTGCTACTCCAAGTATTATTCAGAGTGGTGAGAAGTCTAGTGTTAAGGCTCAGTTAATTGATACAGTTGATGGTTCATTTGTTAGGGAAGCGGGTCATACTGTTAATGTTTATCGGGAAGATACTCCAGTTCCAACAGGATTAGATGTTAGGTTTGATAAGTCTATTTTGTCTTATATTGATGGTGATTCTACTAGGAGTAGTGTGACTGTACGTGACCAGTTTGGTGAGGGTGTGCCTTATCAGACTATTAGTGTGAGTCGTAGTGATGGTGTGAGTTTTACTGTTGATACTGATGAGTATGGTCGGGGTTATTTTAGTTATGTGAGTCAGGGTATTGGTGATGTAGTGTTTACTTTTGAGTGTGGTAATCTACAAGAAACATACACTATCGAAGATTGTTCATTCTACGATAGTCAAACCTCTAGCAAATCCAGATACACTACTACAAGCGGTTCTGCAAACATAGCCTACTCCCCCTACGGAGTAACAATCGCAGGTACCACATCTACCGACACATTAGTCAAAAATACTGCAATAACATTACCTGATAACAATTATATATTAGAAGTAACACTAACCCTTCTCGGTGGGGATTCAGTTAGTGAGAAAGGTACTGCTTACGGCGGTTTATGTGTCGATAACTTATTATTAGAAATGTATTCTGGGGTTATTGATGTATATCAGTTAAATCCATTATCCAGTAAAGGTTCGATTAATACTGGTGTAAGTAATGGGGATATCCTTAAAATTGAAAAAGAGAATGGAACACTTAAAATATACATTAATAATGAGTTTAAAATGTCTACAAGTGTATCTTTTACTCATGAGTATTATCATAGGACATATAAGAGAGGTTCTTCTTATAGTGCAAGAAGCATAACTGCAAAAGACTTGAAAATTAAATTATTATAATTTTTTGTGAGGTGAAGTAAATTATGGATTTAGAATTCAATGTAAATAATCAAACTTTGAAAAGAAAAGACAGTAATCAAGTTGTAACAAGTAGTAGTGAATATTTACAGTTAGTTTTTGATTTTGAGACTGATGACTGGGAAAACTTATCTAAGTATGCTTTTTTCCGTACGGGTCATATTAATTATCCATTTGAGTTAACAGATGATAGTATTATCGTTCCGGCTTACTTCCTAAACGATAAATACTTACTATTCGGTTTATTAGGATTAGGTGATGGAGAAGTTCGTATCACAACAAATGTACTAAGATTACATCTTGAAAACAGTTACTATGATTCAGAAACAGTAGATGTCCGTAATTTCTTGGATGTTATTGTTGATGAATTGGAAACTGAAATCGGTACAAAGGCTAATAATGATGATGTATTGGCTTGGTTGGCTTTAAAAGCAGATACCAGTTATGTTGATAGTGAATTATCACAAAGAGATAGTGAAATTAACCGAAAAGCAAATAAAACATATGTTGATACTGAATTAAACAAGAAATCTGACAAAACATATGTTGACTCAGAATTGGATAAAAAAGCCAATATATCATATGTTGACTCTGAGTTAAATGAGAGAGATACGGCAATTAATCGTAAATCTGATAAAAGCTATGTTGACACTGAACTAAGTAAGAAATCTGATAAAACAGACACTTATACTAAAACTGAGGTGAATAATCGTGTAAATGTGAAATCTGATAAAAGTTACGTAGATACAAAATTAGATACAAAAGCCGATAAAAGCGATACTTACACTAAAACGGAAGTGAATAATCGTGTAAATGTAAAAGCTGATAAAACATATGTTGATAATCAATTAGCAACTAAGGTTGATAAAGTAACTAATAAAGGATTATCCACAAATGATTTCAACGATACTTATAAAAACAAATTAGATACTCTTGACACTGCTTTGAATAGTAAAGTTGATAAAATCAATGGTAAAGGATTATCAACTAACGATTACACAACAGTTGAGAAAAACAAAGTAGCATTAATCGACAATAAAGTAGATAAGGTTACTGGTAAAGGATTATCAACTAACGACTTCACTAACTATTATAAAAACTTCATTGATGGTTTTAGTGGAGATATAGAAGCATTTCTATTAGAACATAAGGAAGAGATTGAGGCTTTAATCAGTCAAGATGTAGTTGACAGTAAAGCAGATAAAACCTATGTGGATGAATTAATACACATGATAGATAATAAATTCATCATTAAAAGTGATAAACAAGTCATAGAAACTGGTGACACTGTTGATTTATTGGCTAAGATAAAAGAAGATGGTTTCCCAGTAACAGATACTAGGATTCATTTCTTTGAGAAAATCAGCCCAGTAATCAGTTTATCTTCATCAGCACCGATTATTGAAATTGGTGATGATACGGAAGTATATGCTCGTGTTCGTGATACTGAGGATGGGTCATATGCTGTTAATACAAAAGTACATTTCTTTGAGAGAATTGACCCTGCGATTAAAGTATCTGCAAGTCAGCCAATCATTGAAACTGGTGATGATATGGATATATATGCAAAAGTTTATGATGAAGACGGCAGTCTCGCAACAAATATGAAAGTACACTTCTTTGAGGAAGTAAATTAAAAAAAAGAATAATTGGAGGATTTAAATATGACAAATAATATAGTTTACAGATATTTAGGATATGGAACAACAGATAATACAGGAACTGCAAAACTTGAATATGATGCAGATGGAGAACCACTTGAACATTCATACACTGGTGTGGGTGCTGGTGAAATTGATGTTGTTGCATCATTGGATAATCCTATTAGTGATGGTAGTTTTGTTTCAGAAACATACAGTATTTTTGATGTGTTACTTTATGCTGATGCCTTAACTGATTATGAAATTCAAGCAGGAACATTGACTTTAAATGATGGTATTTTTGATAAATCAACTGATGGGAGTATTAATATATTAAATCCTGATAATCCAGTTCGTAGGGGTTGGAGTGGAGCAAAAACCATCGAATTTGATGTAGTAAGCAGGAATACATTAGGAATACAATTCTATCAAGATAATGACCATCGTTTCAATCAAAGGATAAGTAATTTTGGTGGAACTGATGGTTGTCATGTTAAAATTGTTTATGATGGTACAACAATCACTCCTTATGTTGATGGTGTGGAAAAAACATCATACATTGTTACAATAACATTTGAAGATGGTTACTTGATTGGATTCCAAAATCAAGGTAGTTTCCAAAATGTTATAATATACTAAATTTTATAAAATAACCTTTTTTTTAAATTTTTAAACCTCAAAAAAAAGAATAAAAGGAGGAAAAAAATATGGTTAAAAGATTAATAGGATCAGATACAACCGGCAGTGATGGAAGTGTAAGTATACCTTATACTGGCACTGGTGCAGGAATAATAAACATGGAAGTAGAAACCACAATCGACGGCACCACAATAACAATACCACTCACAATCGAAGATTATTTCGCATATGATAAAGCAACAATAGGAGAAAAATCAACCGACTGGATAACAAATGGAATAACAGAAACCACAACCGATGAAGGAACAACCCTATCAGATACATCAGCAAGATACTACTCAAAAAGACCACTAAAAAACGATTTCGAATTAATAGTAGAAATGAAAAGCAGTGCAAACTTCAGATATGGAGTAGTAAATTACAGTATAACTAAAAATGCAGAAGTTTTTATGAACAGTCCAAATTATTCACTATTCAAAATAACCCGTAACGGAACCACCCTAAAAGCATATCAAAGCACCAATCAAGGTTCCACATGGGTAGAATTATCATTTTTAGATAATACATTAACAACAAACGAAGACCTTTACTTCTATATGCAAATTCTTCAAGATGACCGTACCATCACCTATAAAAACCTCAAAGCATACGCAATTTAAAATTTTTATATTTTCCTTTTTTTTGATTATAGATCTATCCCACAAAAAAAATATAAGAGGTGAAAAATGACAACCAAAAAAGCATACCCATACACCTACACACAAAAAAGAGGCGGAAAATTCGTAGAATTCAACCACCTCAAAAACATAAAAAACATCAACAGTAGCTACGCACAATCTGTTGAAGTAATGAAAGGAAAAAAAGTATCACCAAACAGACCATCAACACTAACACTCAGTAATTGGAAAGCCGGAATACCAACCGGCAGCAGCATACAAAAAGTAACAATCTACTACCAACACCAAAAAATCCCAAAAACAGAAGGCAAATACCCAAATATAGGTGCACCAACCATTGATGTACTATACAAAGGCAAAAGCATAGTCACACCACCCAAAAAGGCAAAAAATGATTCCTACAAAAAAGGAAAAGCACCAACTAAAAACCAAAAAACCGAAAAAATAACATTCAACATAAACTGTACCGTAGCACAAATCAACAGTACAGATTTCCAAATAATGATTGATTATCCCACAAATGCTAACGATACGGACGGTTACATGAGAATATACTATGTATACATGGTAATCACTTATAAAACCGCTAATTTCAGTGTATCACTCAAAAAAGCAAAAGGAGGATACAACCACGAAGAATACCATGTAACCTGTAAAGTAGCCAATAAAAACCCAACAGGATTCAATCCAAAATTACTGATTACATCGCCTCCAGGTTTCACATACCTTCCAGGGAAAAGTAAAGGAACTGGAAAAGTAAAGAAACTGGACAGTAATACTTTTGAATGGACACCTAAAATGAGTAAAAGAGTAAAATCTAATAGTTATACTCTTGCATTTAATGTAGATGTCACATATCCAAGTAATCAAGACTTTTATGATGGTGTATTTCGTATCAGTGAAAACTTAAATGGGCATTATGGTGAACACACAGCACACATCACCGACAGACCAAAAACTTTAGATGATGATACACAAAAATCCAAATACCATGATGACGATACACAATCCAAAGGCAATGTAGACTCCGACCCTAATAAACAAACTGCCGAAGCAGACTACACGGTACCAGTAACCATAAACGATGAACACATCTACTTAAACTGGCTACCTCACGAATGGTATAAACAAATCATAGCAGCAGAAGGAGTACCATTTGAAAAAGTAGCTGCATGGGGCTATAATATTTACTTTGCATCTGACATACCTGTAACATGGAAAATAGGAACGCCTGACGGTAATGACCATGTCGACCCTAATAAAATATGGAACCAAGGTACAGGCACAGGTGGAATATGGCAACCTTTCCCATATTCTCAATATGCCAACAAAGGCAGTATATGTGCTGTTGAAATTAGATGTCGTCGTCAATGCCGTGCAAATATACAATTTAAAATACGCATGTATATGGATGTACTTAATGATGAGGGGACACAGACACACCAGCATATACGTGAAGGTTTTGCAGGTGGAGGAATATTCGACTTTGTAGTTACAGAGGAACAAAAAGCAACATTGGAGCTACCTTATTTTACTACTGTTGAATTAACAAAGGAAGAAAAAGACCGTCTATGTGATGGTCACAATTATACAGTACAATCATTCCTTCGTGAAAACACAGATGAAACCTATGTCCGAGACTACGGAGAAAACTTTCGAATAATAGTATTCAACAATCAAATAGGCACACCAATAACCATACGAAACATCGATGAAGAAAACAATATCACTGAAACCATTGAATATGACCCAACAGATTACGGAGCATTAACAATAGAAGAAATGTTCCAAAATGCAGAATATAAAGGCACATCACCACAAAACTCTAACGAATTTGAAAACATCGAATGTGAATTCACCTACAATGAAAAATATCCACTAAAAATATTCATCACAGGTGACTACCTAAACATAGCTCAACAAACCAGTATACAATTCACCGAACCATGTATTATCGAAACCGACAGATACGATGGTTACGAAACCAAAGGAAACTATCCATTCCGGATAAATGACTTAATACTCAACGATGGCAGTAGTGCCGAACAAACAATACCTGCAAATGACCAATCCGAAGACATAATATTCAGCCGATTCCCCTTAGATGAAAACTACGGAACCGATGAAGACATAGCATTACGTGGAATAGGAGTAGAATTCAACATTGAAAAAACAGATACATTAATGTTGGCTGCTAAATTAAAATCAGATAAAGGTGAAACAGGAAGTAGAAGTGTAGTAATTCAAGACTCAGATACAAACTTGGACAGTACATATAATGTTGAAATCGGGGGACTTGGTGACTTCTGGGGATTCAACACAGAAGATTTAATCAACTTAGCAGACTGGCAAGTAGAATTAACATCAAGCAATACATTAATCGATACAGAGGCATTTCTCAATTATGGTAATGTGAAATTAATATTATACACTGAAACAATCGAAGCTCAAGATGTACAAACAATAATCAACGGCGATGACATAGCAAGTTATGGAGTATATTTATCAGACCAAGAAATCCCACAAGGATTAAACACTGATACCAATTACTTAAATGCCAATGGGACTGATTTAAACGAACCATCAAGTCAAGCAATAAGAGAAAAAACTATTGAACTAACATTCGCTGTTAATAGTTGTGATGTAACAACATCAACAGATATGTTAAGACAAGTAGTACAGTTATTAATGACACATCGGGATGAATATAATAAACCGATTCCTAAAAGAATTGAATTTAGTAATTATCCTGATTTATTCTGGGAGTATATTTTAGAGGATACTTTTGATGCTAAGATTGAAATCAGTGATTATACTGTTAAAGCGAAACTTGTTGTGCCAGCTGGAACTGCTTACAAAAAAGAACCAACTGTTACTAATAATACGGGTTTTGTTCAGGGAATTACAGCTGTAAAACCAACAATAACAATCAAAACAACTACTGAGGATACTATTGAAATAACTGAAGTTAATAGTGAACAAACATTCAATATGGGATTCACTGGTGACTGGGAAAACCGTCTAGTGGAAATCGATTGTGAAAACCGTATTGTATGGCTGAAAGAAACTGAAGATGATATGGATCCTATTAACATCAGCAGATATGTTGACATTAATAGTGATTGGTTCCGTCTTTTAGGTGAGTATGAGTTTGAAACTAGTAATTGTACATTGTATACTGTAGAATATACTGAAAGGTGGTAAAATATGTCTTTAACAGTAATTATAATGAATATTACTGAAGATATACTTCAATTCATAGATACTGACCGTATTGAACTGGAAGAAACAGTTGAAAGTAACGGTTTAAGAACTTTGAAAATGGAGTATGTCTTTGATGATTTCAAGGAAGATAAAAAACTATTTAGTATTGGTAATAAACTATGGATTCAAGGCGATAAAAACCTTAAAGACTGTTTATATGTGATTAATACTGAAGTAACTGAAAATATTTACGATGAAAATAAATTCACTGTTGAATTGGAGGAAGTTTTAGTGGAGTTAAATTATGCTCCACTATTCCACCAAAACGAATTAACTACCAAAGACAGTCAGAATAGATACCTTTTCAAACGTGGTACTACTAATGGTCAACAATGGGTTGAGGTTAACTGGAATGCACTTAATTACTGGTTCGGAGATTACTTCAACATTGGTACAGTGCAAGAATGTGCAACCACATATGCAAGTAGAATAAACTTAAATGGAACAATGACCTTAATGAATCTTTTAAGGTATATTGAACAAGAAACCGGTAATGTTTTCGTAACAAGATATGAAAAAGACTGCCTAGCAAACCAAATACACCGCTACCTAGACTTCTTAAACCCAAACAATATCAACAAAGACTGGACATTACAATTGGAATATGATTTCGTAGACCTTGAAAACACAAGTCAACCAGAAGATTCAACTGATGATGAAAACCCTGAAGACATCATTGATGACAGTACATGGTACGAAGAAACCAAAGATTACACTCCAAAAACTAATCTTGACCCTGATAATATAGTATTCCAAATCAGTAACAAAGATGGCGAAATACTAAACACTGATGGAGGTACTTTTAAAGATGAAGGTGACACACCAATATTATGGGATAATTCAGATATTGGTTTTACTGCGGATGTTGAGAATATTGTATTTACATTATCACGTGTTGGCCGTAACATTGGTTTAAGTGTTAATGGTAAAAGTTTCGCTGTTGCTCCATCTGAAAATTATGTTGGTTATCCGAAATCTGCGGTGCCTGAAATAAATGAGGGTACTATTACTCCATCTTATATTAGTGATGATGAGCAACAAGCATTACAGGTTGCTATTCCAGATGACAGTTATTTCGAGTTATATGATACTGACTTAGAATATGTGGTGTTCCGTACTAAGATTGATTGTCAAATTGGACATGCTCATGAACAGGTATTAGATTTCACTTTTAACATGGAATCTGTAGAGTACAATATAGATGAAACCGAAACTTATGTGAGTATGTCACCAGTACTTTCATTAGGTGAAAAAGACGCATCAAATAGTTTAAACTATAAAGATATGAGTAATTTAATCAATGACTGGTTAAACCTAAGCATAAGTAAAGGTGACACTATACCATTGAAAGTAGTAAAAGACAATGTCCAGGCAAATGGTATATCACAAAATTGTGATACACAATATGCAGGTGTACTGGTTGACAAAGTCAAATGTAAACTAGGTGATTTCAGCAAGGCCACCAGTCCTAACCGTTCAACAAACCGTACCAGTAATTATTGGAGCAGACCTCTAAAACCATCGGACAAACTAGAGGATACCCCATCCAAATCAACATTTGAATTTTGGAGAGCAACCACCTACTGGAGAGCGCCATTCTCAAAAAACAAAGGTGAAATGCATATTAGTACTGATGCCGTCTTAAACACACAATATCAGAAAATACAAAAAAGAATGGACCGCAGAAGAATGCGTGGAAACAGTCAAATGCCTAAAAACGGTACAGTAGACACTAGTGAGGAAGACCCTTATGCAATATATACTGCTGTAGCTAATGCATTAAAAGAAAAACAATACCCTAAATTCAGTATTAAAGTAGATGTAGCCAACCTATCAAGTGATGGAAGTTACAACAACTACGATATTCACGATAAAGTCTATCTAAAACTACCTGATAGTACTGAAATTGTTACTGCAAGAGTTGTTAAAACAACTAAAAATGCAAGAGACATCAGTAAAAACAGTATTGAACTAGACAATTACAGTTTAAACACTGTAAAAACCATCCAACATAACACATATATTACTGCACCGAATTACAGTTTCAGATACCCATCAACAGATACCCTTGTCGCAAGATTAATCAATGAAGATTATGTTCCTGGAGATGCAACTACTGGTGTACAATATCCAAGTAATAGGTTGATCAAGATTGCATTATATAAAATGGAAAATGGTAGCCGAAGTAATATCAAAAAATTATACACTAAATTAACTGGTGCTACTGGTTTGATTAAAATACCTTTGAAATTGAAACCAGGGAATTGGGTGTTTGATATTAACTTTGGTGGTGATGAGGAATACTTTGAATGTACACATACTGTACGTGTTAATGTATCCGGTCAAATCGAAACTAAAGAATTAAAAGAAAAAGCAAAAGTAACGTTTAAAAAGAAAAAGAAAACGGATAGTAACACTACAACTAAAACCGAAACTACTTACTGGACTAAATGTGGTAAATCACCAGTAGCGAAAAAAGGTCAGAAAGCAAAAGAAGTTGTGGCAATTGCGAAACCTAGTGCTGGTGCTGGTAACTATGCTTATGACTGGTGGAAAACAGTATTCAAAAACAAATGCCCAAGATGTGGTGGTGTTGGAACATTAGTGTACGATAGTGGAACTAGTGGAACTAAATGTGTTTACTGCGGGCCTTATCATGGGAGTAAACGTGAATGGGGTGACATCAGCGAAGGTGAGATAACCTGTGTAAATGGTGATTGTTGTTGTGATTTTGATGGTGTTACTGGATGGGAAAAAGACGGTGGTTTCAGTAGCCGTTTAACTACTGTGAAAAAACCAGTAAGAGCAAGCAGAGCCGACATGAATAAACTATTAAACGGTAAATTAGTTTATGAATCTAAAAAGGTTACTGTTAAAAAACAAGGTGTAGTTGATGCTAAAAACCGTAGACATGTTTGTAGTAGTTTACCTAAAATGGTACTACAAAAAGCATCTGCTCTTGTTGGTAATTTAACTGGTAAAAAAGCAGCATTGGAAATCTGTAAATTCATGGGTACTAAAATAGGTTATGTCTGTTATAGTGACTTCCATCGTGGTGGAGTTAGTGTTTTAACTAATGGTGGGGGTAATTGTTGTGACCAAACAAGGTTAATGTTGCAGTTAATGGATGCAGCCGGTTTAAGTGAATTTTATGATATGTATTATGTGCATGTATCTACTAGTGGTAGAGGTCATGTGTTTGCTAAACTTGTTACAAAGAAAACTGGTGCTTGGAGATATGTAGACCCATGTAAAAGTGAACCATGGAATAATTATGTCCGTGGGTATGGTGAACCGCCTGGAAGTCAGTATAAAGTGACTCATAATAATTTATTGAATGGTATTTTCTAATGATGACTAATGAACATAATGTACATGAAGGTTGCCCTAATCGTGGGCATTGTAGTAAAGATGAGAGTAAATGTTGTTATTTACTCTCTACACGTCAATGCTATTTAGATAGCAACAAGAGCGAGGATTTTATATGAACTTGGAAAATCGTAGATTACGTGAAATTCAAAAAGAAAAACAGTTTTTTAGAACTATGTTGGACAATTCCGAATCTATTAGTGATTGTTTGACTTATCAAGGCAAACTGGAACTATTAAACAAAGAAGAAGCTGAAATATTAGAAAGAAACGATGTGATAATATGACTGCTCATAAATACGAAACAATATTAATGAAAGCAAGAGAATGCAAAAAAAATGTTGAAAAAAACCAAAAACTTGGAATAAACAGTAAATGGGGTTATTTCTTTGCAAAAGCAATATTAACACCAAACAAAACTATTAAATCATTTAATTTTGAAGTTGCACCTAAACCACATGGAGACCATATCAGTAATCAAATATCCAAGTCTGATTATTTGAAATGTGCAAAACAATTAGTTGATTTTGTTGAAAAGAATAAACGATTAAGAAACTATTTGGATTGGAAAAACAAAAAGATAAGAACTCGTACATATGTCTACAACTTCGCTAAAATACTGGTATGGTATGCAGACCACAAAAACACCTTACCAGCACAAAACAACATCAACACCAAAGTATGGAATAAACCAATTGAATATCCTGAAGAAATCTACAACTACTTCGTTAAAAAACTCGGAAAATTCAATAATACTATTGACGGTGCATTAAGTTTAATTGATGGTAATGGTTACAGTGGATACAGTGATGATTATTACAGTAATAAAGGCAGTATTGACCGTATGGCTGATTACGATGGAATCAACTGTACAGACAGTTGTCATGTATTCATGAACATAGTAAGACACTTAATCAAATTAGGCAAGTATAAAAGAGTGGATTGCATTCATGTAGGTTGTCAATCCGGTGTAGGTCATGTAAGGCTAAGGATACAATTAAACGATGGTGATTTTATCTACAGAGACCCAGCCAGTGTACTTGATGGAAATGGAATCACTAGTAATTGGTGTATGAATGGTGAGTTCTGGGCATTAAACCCATCATGGTTCATGGAAAACCTCGAAAGGTGAGCATATGCAAATAGATGAAAGGAAAGCATACCTACAAGTTCGTTTAAGGAATCTTAAGAGGAAGTATGCAAGGGTTAAAGAGCATGCAGACCAAGTCGAAGATGCTATTGAATTAAAATGTGAGATTGATAGTATTGAACGAGAACTAAACAACTAAAATTACCATTTTTTTTACGATGATATAAAAAAGAATAACACCACTATTTGGAAGACCATCTGTGATAATCGTAGCGAATACGAATCACAATAGATGTAAAACTACTTTGAAATCACTTTTAAACTTGAGAGGACCACCTATATTCATTCTAACAAGTTTAATAAAAAAAATATTGTTAAAATTATATATTTGTTCTATATTCTTTCAAGGTGTGTCTTTTTTATGGAGTAAAAAAGGTAATTCACCACTAAGGGTCAACTTGTGACATTTTGTCATGGGTTGGCCCTTATTTTTTTTTAAAAAAATTGTTCGTTAGCAACAATACGAACATTCTAATTATCCTAAAATTTAATTCCCCACATGATCATAAAAAAACATGAGGAAAAGTATGTGAAAAAACTAATTTTATTATATAGTATCAACCATTTTTACTAGGTACTTTTTTACTTTTCACATGCTCTCCCACTATAATAGTAATATTTGAATGACAAAAAAGGGAATTGATTAGAACCATGTTAACAAATGAAAACTTATTAGAAGAATATATCCTAAGCAGAGGACTCAAAAAAAACACATATTACACTATGAAATCAGTAATTGATTTATACTGTAAACTGAATGAAAAAACACTACAAGAATTAATAGAAGAGGCAGACAAAGAAGAAGATGATGGTATACGATGGAAACACCGAACATTAAAAAAACGATTAACATTATTCCAGAACTACCTAATACAGCACTACAATATTTCAACTGTGAAATCATACATGACCAGGATAAAAAGTTTTTACAACCACCATGAAATCACCATCGGCAAACTACCCAATGTTAATGAAAGAAATGCAATTGTATCATCACCGATTAAGTATACTGATTTACCAACACATGATATTATTAAAGCTGCTGTTGAAATGGCATCACCAGTAATGAAAGCCATTATATTATTCATGTCCAGTACTGGTATGAGTCGAGTAGATACATTAAAATTAACATTAGATGATTTCATGGAAGCCACACGTGAATATCATAATAGTGATAATATCCGAGATGCCATTGATGAAATGTTATCATCTGACCTGGACATCATACCCACATTTGAATCAAATAGGGAAAAAACCAACAAATACTTCATTACATATTGCACACCGGAATGTACAAGAGAAATACTGCATTATTTAAAGTATAGATTGAGTAGGGGAAACTGGAATAAAGATAGTAAACTATTCAAAATTGACGGTAATTATTTCACATTGAAATTTGATGAATTAAATACGGCATTAGGATTAGGTAAAGCAGGGGAATATAATGTATTCCGCAGTCACATGTTACGGAAGTTTCATGCATCACACCTACGAAAAGCAGGAATGGATATTTACAGCATTAACATTTTACAAGGAAAATCAAATAATAGTGTAGATGAAGTATATTTCTTGGAAGATACAAAGCAATTAAGGAAAGACTACATAAAATACATGCATAGCCTATTCATATTTACAGAGGTTCACGAAGTAACTGTTGAATCTGAAGAGGTACTTTTAATTAAACAAGAGAACAAAACATTAAAAGAAAGAGAAGACAAACTAAAAAGTATAATGGAAAGACTTGAAAGATTAGAACAAATGGAGTAAAAGCATGAAAAAATATTCTATGTGTTATTCAAAAACAGACGAAGATACAATTTTAGAGGATAATCACTTCATATATGGAATTATCCCCTGGGATTCTTTAGAAACTAAAAAACATATTATAGAGTTATTAAATGAAAAAGAAAAACAAATTGATGATTTGACTAAAGAAAATGACTTTTTAAAATGGTATTGTGAAGAATTAGAAACACATTTGCCTAAAGAATTGTTAGAACAAGTGAAAGAATTCTACAGAAATAATGTAAAAAAAGGAATATGAAAAGTGTTACTTAATGTAACACTTTCTTTTATACCTCCATTGGTTTCAAATTATTCAAAGAATTAAACTCAGTAAGAGCATTCAAAAATTCAGACTCCTCAGACTTAGACATCTTAGACTCAAACAACACACTAGCAATAAACTGCTCACCATCAATCTCAACAACCTCAGAATAACCATTATAACCAAACTTACCCTCTTTGGGACTATAACCAAAATCAGTATATTTATAAATATTATCCTGAGACTTATCCCCATTACCAGTCATATATTTAACCGCAGTATCATTAATTGGAACCACAGTTAATTGAACTCTACCATCAGTTTCTTTTTCAGATACTCCAAAAGTATCAAATGCTTTGAAGTTTTTAGGAGTTTTCAATGAAGTATATTCAACTGCACAAACAGTCGATGCAGTAACGAAAATTCCAAGTATAATTAATATTAAAAAAATTTTTCTCATTTTCTCTCAACTCTCTCTTGATCATCAGACCTGAAGTGTGGGTCTTGATGTTATGATGTGTGTATGTGTGATTTTATACATTTTGCTATTTTTTTCTATGATTTTTAAATCTTTAGGCCATGTGTTTTTGCTGTTTTCGGTGTTCAGTTAAATAAAAAATAAGGGAAATTATAGTGTTTTGTTCAAAAATAAGCAAGGAAAACATTTATATATTCAAATGGACATAGTATAATCAACCATCATTTGAAACACTACAATAGAAAAAATCAATTTGAAAAAATCTATTGTAAAACAATGTTTTAAATAATGGAAAAAACAGAAATTTAAATTGGTATGTAATCTCCAAAAGCTGTGATTGGTCGTAGGTGTTGCAGCACCTCGCAATCACAAACTCTCGGAGTTGCTACTAAAAAACAAGTTAACCGAACAGGATAAAATGAATTCAAGTAACAATAATAATTATATAATTAAATGCTATTTAAATGTTTTTACAATAGTCCTAGCCGAAATAGGAAGTATTTAGGTTAGTTTGAGTAAGGCATATGATAGTAATTTGTGTATAAAAAATATATAAAAAAATATATCTCCCTTTTACTTGTTTTCATCAACATAATCTGAAATTATTTCGTTTAGTAATTGAGTCAAGCTTTTTTCTTGTCTTACTGCTAAAACTTTTAATTCGATTTTTAAATCCTTTTCAATGTGGAATGTTAGTGTTTCTTTCATTAGTGTTTCACCTTTATTATCTTGTTTTTAGTGGTTACTATTGTATTTGTTGTTAATAGTATATTAATTGTTAGTAAATACTAAAATTAGTAGTATACTAAAATTAGTAACATTTATATAGTATCCAACCCAATATTAAATTGAAGCACATCTCATATGTTGCAGCATATGACCTGGACTTCACACATAACCGAACAGGTGAAAAGAATGAACAGAGAAAATAGAGAACTAATACTATGCTCTCAAATCAAAGATTTGAAAGCAAGATGTAAGGAACTATCTCAAGAAAATCTACTTTTAAAATCAGAGATAGCAGACTTGAGAATGACTAATCTACTTTTAGGTGGTGCTTAATCTATGAAATCCCACCAAACTATTTTTAACAAAACTCTCAGTACCGTAACCATTAGCGAAGAAGAGTACAGAAAATTACTCCAATACAAAGAATTAGCCCTCGAAATGAGAGAAGTCTTACAAGGTGATGCAGAATGAGTTGGTACAATACCTCAATATCTGACCTTGAATACAGTGACATCATGAACTTTGAATGTCCATACAACCATGAATGCATGGATTGTGAATATGACTGTGGTGATGACTTATGATAGATCGTATCTTTTGGTTACATAGTAAACTCAACAAAGACCAGTTACTCAGGATTGTATTATCACGTGAAAACTGGGAAATAACCATAAACAAATCAGACTTACTCAAATCCGATGATAACATGCTCACAATATTCAGAGCCAATGGAAACATTACAGTAATCAACCCAGCACATATTGTTGTGATTTGTACTATGAAAAGGGAGGCTTATTTATGAGCAAACCTGTAAGACTTGCAAAAGTAGATGATGCTCAACCATTTTATAACTCTCTGGAAGCATGGCTTGACCGCCATGCAATCCTACTATTAACAATTGCAGTTATCATTTTATTTGTATTAGTAATGTTATTGATTGGTGTGGTTTTCAATATGATAAGTGGAGACCACATACTCTCAATGACTGAATCAAATGGTTACTACTACCATTTAGGAGATATATAACGGTTACAAGACTGTAACAAATATTTGGGAGGGAAACAAAAGGGGAATAGTTTCATCGCTTATTAAAGTTCTATTCAAATTCCTACTACTATGATATAATTTCCTTAAAATAATTACAATTTTTAACCCTCTTTTACCCCTCCAAATATCCATTTTTTTTTATGATGATTAATTTATGACAAAAGAAAAAAACGAATTTAAAATTCCATGCGAATTATTCTATCTAAAACCAATCGAACTTGTAGAAGCCAAACTTTACACACTACAAAAAATACGTATCAAAGAAGCCGAAATAATCGCATTGGAACAAGAAATCAAAAGCAATGAAAACGGATTATGGTTGACAACAGACTTCAAAACTGAAGGATGCACCAACGAAACTATGAGAAAAGCATTTGTTAACCAACACACTAAAGACGACAAAGACCAATTACAATGGTTAAAACATGATTTAAACAAATTCCATGATGATTTAAATTTAATCAAAACATTACTGGAGGTGAAACAAGAATGAAATTCATCATCAGCAGATACAGCCCAAAAATGATAATGGCAAAAGACTTCGACCTAAAATGGCATTCATTAACTGAAGATGAATTCCAAGCAATAGCATACGATGCATACAGTTGTATTGGTGCTGAAGATGTAGCAAAAATCACAGGCTTTGCCTACAACTTTGAAAGTGTACGTGCAAGACCAGGTGATATATTGTTATTGGCAGATTGGGATAAAGGCGGAATCACATATTGGTGCATACAAGTCTGCACCAGTGAATCACCTTTACTCCGAGAAGAAGAACTAGAATACCAAGAAGATTTAGAAGAGATGATTTAGAATGGCATTAAAAAAGAATGATAATGAGCAATCTACTATTCCAGTAGATGCAATCGAAGTAGTACATGATGAAGAAATAACAAGTGATGTTCCTACCGTACAGGAACAAAACTTACCTGACTATGAGATTCTCAACCCTGAGATTCCAATGTCAGTAAAAGTAGGTGTAGCCACAGAAGTGGCCAACACATTAGCACCAGTAGTAAGAAATCAAGGCCTTGTAGTCACAGGATTAAACCGTGCTAACAAAGAAGCTGAATATGTTGTAGTTGAAGGATGGGAAGTCCTAGGCACATTCCTAGGAATAGTACCAGTCACCACAACTATTGCAGAAATCAAAAACGATAAAGGCCGTATTGTAGGATACCGTGCAAGAGCAACATTGTATCAAAATCCTATAATTGAAAATGAGGAAATCGTAGGAGGCCGTGTAATCTCAAGAGCAGAAGCACAGGCAAATCGTGATGGATTCCAAAAAGACCTATTCGCAATTGAGTCAATGGCTCAAACAAGAGCATTAGGTAAAGCATACCGTATGGGTCTTGGATGGGTAATGAAGATGGCAGGATTTGAAGGCACATTCGCAGAGGATATGCCTAAATTTAAAGGAGACAGATAAACTTGTCTCCTGCTTTACTTTTTAACAATAAAAATAACCAGGTGAAAATTATGGCACTTAAAACAAAAAACAATGAAAACGAACAAGTAAACTTTGATGACTTAATGGAAGACTTAGAATTCGAATACGAAGAAGAAAGAACCTACACCACCATCAGTGGAAAAGAACAACACGATGTCTATGATTGGGAAGCCATGAAAAACTATGAACTAGATGTCGGAGATGAAATGTCAGGCATTCCAGAAGTCACCATCTTTGAAAACAAAGATAAAAAATATGACAGTCTACGACTTCGTGTATTAGATGATGGCGAGTACCTAGACTGCTATGCCAACATTCCCAAAAGGGATAAATTCGGCTGCATAACCAACATCAACAGAGACTTCGATTTCTACCGTACATGTTTCGACTTCTTATATAGTATTCTTAAATTCCGTGATGAAAGGAATGTGGTCAACAAAAACGGTGAAGAAAAAAACACATTCAGCAAAGTCAACATAGTAAACTTCGCCAAATATGTAGACCAAATGAAAAGAGTCACAGTTGTTATTACTGAAGGGAATGAGGACAGTGACTATACTAGTTGGCAAATAAAAATGATGGAGTAAACCTATGAGTACGGATACCACTACAACACAATTAACACAAACCATAAAACCAGTATACACAACCAACCTCGAAAAAGACTTGTATACTAGTCTTATAAGCCAATTCTACTTACAAAACACAGATGACATAGAAGTAGAAAAAATAATCACCGGATTACATGAGAACTTTGATGATCATGAAATCACTCTTGGTGAAATCATATCATTAAAAGACAAAATGTATAATGGTGAAATCGAACCTAATAGTGGTGTAGATGGTATCAGCAAACTTTTAACAAAAAACTACAATAAAAAAACCAGTAAAGAAACAATCAATCAGTTAAAGAAAGTTGTTAAACGATTAGACCCTAAAAACACTCTTGGATTACAATTAACCAAGACTAAAAGTTTAAGGTTAGATGCAGGTAAACTTGAAGTCACCATCTTATCTATTAGTTTTAACCGTAAAGGAGAAGATGACAGTGACTACTTAAGAGTATTATCCTGCTATCCAAATCGGATTATTATACATGATAATCCAATAAGTGATGCAGGAAGAACCTTTAGTATAGATTGGATTACAAAAAATGGTGGAAGTTTCAAAACCGAATCAATGTTAATACCTGAAATCGAAACCTACCTTGAAAATCATGGGTATGTACTATCACCTAAAAACTTACGTGGAACAGTTGCAGGAATACTTCAAATCAGTATGGATAATAACTTAGCCATATTGAAAAATGATATTGAAACACCAGGTTTTTATTGGAATGATGAAACTGGTAGTGTTGATATTGTTGATTATGAGTATACTTCACCAACACTTACTGACTTAAATAAGTCTTTAGATTTAATTGAAGAACTCGCTGATTATTTCCAAGGTCATGAAGATAAACTTGCAACTACACTAAAACATTCTTTAGTGTCTCCTTTTGGTTTTATTAAAAAACAATTAAACCAACCTTTAGAAAACTTGATACCGTATCTTTATCATTATGGTAAAGCAGGCAGTGGTAAAACTACTATTGCACGTATTGGTTTATACTTTTGGGGATTACCTAACATTGAAAATGATATAGGTGGAAGTGAAGCTGACACTATCGCAAGATTAGGAAAACAAGTCAGTAAATCCACATTCCCTATGATTATTAATGAGCCTAATGCTATTTTTAACAAGAAAACTTTAACTGAAACAATGAAAACTGCAGTTGAAAGAACTAATGCAAGACGAAGATTTGAGGGTAAAACATTCCAAACCATTTTAAGTCTCACTACTATTCAATTCACCAGTAACTTTAGTTTACCTAATGAAGAAGGATTATCTCGAAGGTTCTTACAGATTTTATATACTCATAATGAGAAAAAAACACAATCTGAAAAAGAAGAATTTATGAAAAACTTCCGAATGGATATTCCGAGTGAATGCAGATTTAATGATTTGAAACCTTTAGCCAATTTTGCATTGGATTATGTAGTTAATCATACTGAAGTTTTGAAACTTGACTGGGAACATTTAGCAAATAAGATTATTATGCAAGCATACATCAGATGTCAAAGACAAGTACCGGAATGGTTGCTTGGTTTTGTTGAATCCGTGACTGATGATGACCTAGACGAAGAAGAAACCGAAGACTTAAGAATGTTCTTCCTTGAAGAAATCAACCGAAAAGTCAATCGTATCTACACTGATGTCTATGACTCACCAGATGGTAAAAATCCAAATACTGTGAAAACTGGTGATGACTTTAATGATCGTGTTTTCCATATCATCAATGAGCAGTTGATTCCGTACATGGGAATTCATCACAATACAAAAAATGATGTTGATTATGTATTCTTTAGCAGCGGTTTGAAAAAGGCATTGCATAGTGCTAATCAGGTTTGTTATGATGTTAAAAGTATTGCTGAATTATTAGGTTGGCATTATGGTGTTGTGAAAATCAATGGTAAATCACTTCGTGTTATGCGTGTTAGATTTGAAGAGTTTATCAGATTTTTATATCCTGATTATAGTAACATGGAGGGTAATTGGTAAAGGTTACATGAAGTAGGTTGTAGGTTACATGGGGTATGATGTAACCTAAATCATAATTAGAATACTCGTTTATCTGCCTTGTTTTTTTGTTTTAAAGGTTTTTAAGCCATGTAACTTTTTATGATTTTTAGGGTTACATTTGGCGGTGAAAGACACCTACCTATAGTGACAAGATACTGCATTATAGTAATGTAACTGTGTAACTGTGTAACCTTATTATAGTCGTGTAACTGTGTAACTGTGTAACCAAAAAAAGGAGATTATTATGTTAAATTGTTATTGGCCAAACTGTAAAAAACACAAAACCTGCAATCTAAAAGAACCAATGACACCTTACACTACTGAAATAAGATACTGGTTAAAAGAACTACGGAAAGCAAAACAAAGACTCATCGAATACAGGGGAATCTTAAAAAACATACATCAATATCACCAGTATAGTATCCCAGTTAACGTTTATGGGCATATAATGTATGCTCCTAAAACTAATGCTTTTGGGGTTTTTATTCGTAGACCGGAACATGTGTGTTATGGTTGGAATTTTAACAGATTGGAAAAGCAGGTTAATGATTTGATTGATAAGGTTAGGGAATTAAGATTAGTTGAGTTAAGGAGGGAATGAGTTATGGAGTTTAGTTCTGCGAATTTTATGGAGTTATCTGTGCAGGATGTATCGGATATGTTAATGGAAGATATTCATTCTTCTGGTGAAAATGTTAAAGGTGCATTATTGTATGGTAGTGATCGTGATGGTCAACGGTTTAAGTTGAGTGTTATTTTGGAAGTGATATGAATGAGTAACATGTTTGTTTATGAAATTCAAGCCTTTGCTTACAGTGATTTTGAACACCATATTTTACTACATGAAAAAGAATTCAGTAAAATAGAATTCCGTAAAATGATTGAAAAAGCAAGACAAAAAGCAAAAAAAATTGCAGAAGAATCCTTTGATAATTTTTTAAGGTATAGTTATCCTTATAATTTTATCCGAATTTTAAAAGAGGATTATGGTTTTGTTGATTCAGAGCATATTATTGCTTATGTTGGTTGTGATTTTGATGATAGATGTGAGGTGAGGTATGATGATTGAGTGTTGTGGTAATTGTAAACATTACAGTGAAGCTTATTGTAGTTTGATGGATGACCTTGTGAATGATTGTGATAATTGTGGGATGTGTAATACTGAGGGGGATGTTGAATGAGTGATGATATTTGTTTGCATTGTAAACATCTTAAAAGAAATTATCTGAATGGAAGATTAGTTTCAGATTACTGTAATAAAGGAGGTTTGAATGTGCATCGTATTTTGAGATGTAGGGAGTTTAGTAGAAGTTGGAAGTCAAGGTTAGGATTGGTGGAATAAATGTTCTGCCTGTACTGTACTGAATATCAAGGATTAGATGAACCTTGCAAACAAGGTAAAAACATCCATAATATCAAGGATGTAATGGAATGTGAAGATTACACTTATACTGGTGAATTAAATGGTGAAAAGATATAAACTCGAAGCATTACAAGATGACCTACGAACCAACATGAGTTTAGAGGAAGCATTACAGAAACATCAGATTAGTTTTCGTGATGCTGTTACATTAATGCCAAGACCACAACCACCCAAAAAGAAAAGTAAGAGAGGTAAGAAATGAACTCATATTTCTTTAACTTTATCTACGGAGTATGTGGTCTTTTACTCATACTATTGTATATACATTATTTCCTAATAGGGAGGCACAACTAAAATGGACAAAATCGATGAAAAATACTACATCAATGTAGCAGACTTAATGGAAAACAATACTCCAATAGTACTGCCAAGACCCAACATTAAAATCATACATTACCCAAGTGGTGAAGACCCATGACGATAGATCCAACTCTTGAATACTGTAATTGTGGTTTGACCTGGAGACCAAAATTATATCATAAAATATTGATGTTAATCTTCGGTACTTACACCAGGACATGTCCAAGATGTGGTACAAGACTAACATTCAAGTTGGCTAATCATGTAGTGAAAATACGAACTGAAACAATTAAAGATAAGGAGAGTGTATACCGAAATGGCTAATTTAAATTTCCGTATTGTTGAAGGCGATGACTTCTTCGAGTCAGTGAAAGACGACTTTCTAACATTATACCGTGATGGTGTGAAAGTACAAGACATACAAGAAAAACTAAATATAACAAAGTCTCAGTACATGAACTTCCTAAGAAGACTACGCAGAACAGGTGATATAACAACAATACGAAACCCAAACGCTGGACCAAAACCATCACCAAAACACGACTACAAAAAACATCCACGATATTACAGTTACA